CATTTGGTTTTATTGAAGATGGTTTAGATTCAACTTCATTTGTAGATGCAGATGGTGATCGTTGGCATACCGATGAATATGGTGATATGTCTTATATGTGGGATTATAGGTAATGTTTGAACTCAGCAAAGAACTTGATATAAAAGTTGCATCTGATATTGGACCAAACAAAAAGAATGCCATAGTTATAGATAACTTTTATGCAAATCCAGATGAAGTTAGAAATCTTTGTCTACAATCTAAACAAATTACTTCAGAAGATAATCCTGGATTAATTAGTAATCTTCCTGGAAATAGAGTTTTTATTGAAACTGAAGAAGTTTCCAACAAATTAAAAAATTTATTTCTTATGATCTGTTCAGATTTTTATCTATGGCAGAGACCCTTTGATGATAGAGCGTTTAATTCCAATTGGAATGCGATTGGTTTTATGTGTAATGTCATTAATAATTCAACACTCTTGAAAAATCCTAGCGGTATTACTCCACATCAAGATTCTTATCCAGCAGATAATCAGATTTCAAAAGCACAATTTGGGTCCGTAATATATTTGAATACACCCGAAGAATGTGCTGGAGGAACTAATATCTATAGTTTTGATGGAAGAACGACATTGCCTTATGGTAGTGATATAGAACAGCAGTGTGGAAAGTCCTTTGATGACATTAATAGTGGTCTAAAAAAATATCCTTGGAAGGTTGAGCATGAATTTGAAATGATATATAACAGATGTATTCTATATGAAGCAGATATCTTACATGGACAAAATGTAGATCTTGGAATGTTTGTAGAATACGACAGAATAAACCAAACGCTTTTTATGTAATGATTGATCTTATCTTATTATTTTTAATACCAACCTTATTAATAGCATTGGTAATACGGTATAGAAAACAAGTCAGGTGGTTATTGACACCTTTGATTTGGTTTAAGAATATAATTGATCCACAATGGTGGGCAGAACAAATATTCTATAAACTAAAATTAGATAGACTTGCTGATAATCCATATAAAAGATGGTTAGAAACATTACCTCCAAGAAAGAAGATTGCTATTGAATTGGGTGTTGGTATACCCGTGTTGATTCTAATGGATCACTATATTCTTATGCCATATTTTGGCATGGCAATGTTGCCTTGGAATTGGGATTGGAGTGGAGGATAATGGATTTAGATGATCAGGTAAAATTTGGTCATCTACTTCTTCATGAGAGGAAGTGTAGAACTTGTGGTGAGAGAAAGAATCTTATAGAAGGATTTTACAGAACCAGGAAAGATCGAGGAGCAATTCCATCATCATTCTCGTATGAATGTAAAGATTGTACAAAGAAGAGAGTCAAGAAGTCTTCAAACACTTGGGAGTACCCAGATTGGTAGTTCACGCTGAAATTCCCCGCGTAAATGCCCCTTTTCCTAAATATTTTCAGATAAACTGAGACTTACAAGGAGACAGAATCCATGGCGACTCCTCAATTATCTCCTGGTGTATTAACTAGAGAGGTTGACTTAACCGTAGGAAGAGCTGAAAACGTTCTTGATAATATTGGAGGTATTGCGGGTCCTTTTGAACTGGGTCCTGTGAATGAACCAATTACGGTATCCACAGAGCAAGAATTAATCAATCAGTTCGGACTGCCCAAAACAGAAGACAACCAGTATGAGTACTGGATGAGTGCTTCTTCTTACCTCTCTTACGGAGGTGTACTGAAGGTTATCCGTACCGATGGAGGAAACCTAGCAAACGCCAATGTTGGTGTTGGAACATCCTCTATTGCTGGTGTTAAAATCAAGAATTTTGATGACTACAATAGCAACTACTTAGATTCTGCTGCAAACTGGTATTATGCAGCAAAGAACCCTGGTGCATGGGGTAACGATCTAAAGGTATGCTACATTGATGATGGTGGCGACCAAATTATTGGTTTTGGTACAACTTCTATCAGTGCTCTTGGTGTTGCAGTTGGATATGGTGTTACCATTGACATCTCTGGTCAGGTAATTCCTGGTGCAGGAACTACTGCTTTATTCACAGGATACCTCAAAGGTCTTGTTACTAATGTCCTTGATGGTACAGATGTAGAAACTTCTACCATCACAGTTAAAATTCACTCTAGAGTCTCTACTGGTGGTACAGAACCTGGACGTGAGTTTAGACAAGCATATGCTCAGAACAGCACTTATGCATCGTTCTTAACTGGACAAAGAATTAGTTTTGTTGATCCAAACGGATTTATTTCTTCACCAACAGACTCTATTGCTGCAGTTGGTTTGACGACTTCAACTCCAATTAATGGAGAGCAGAGTCAAACATATACTGGAGTTGGTGGAACTTCCTCTGCTGGTGGATCTGGTGCAACCTTCAACATCTCCAGAAATAATACTGATGGTAACGTCGATGCTTCTGGTGTCGTAATTGTAAGTCCAGGTCTTGGATATACTGTTGGTGAAACCGTCTCTATTGGTGGTTCCTCTGTTGGTGGATTTGATTTAGCACAAGGTGCAGTTAAGACTCTTAGTGGCGTTACAACATTCACTACGATTCCTGCAGCATCTAACGGCACATATCTCTCTGTTGCTGGTGTAAGTACCGTTGGTACAGGTCTCTCCTTCAATGTATACAGAGATTCTGGTGGTGGTATTGGAACAGTAACCGCTACAAATACTGGTCTCAACTATGCAGTAGGCACAGTAGTTACTCTCTCTGGTAACAGCATTGGTGGTACTAGCCCAACAGACGATGCAACTCTGAACGTTACTGAACTTAGAGATGATAAGGTAGTCCTTACAATCTCTCAAAGCAACTCTAGAGTTGTAATTGATGGTATTGACGATTGGTATGAAGGTCAAACTTTAGGACTTGAGAACTCCACAATTCTTTGGAGAACAATTGCACCTAAACCAGGAACTTCTGCATATGTTAATGAGAGAGGTGGTGAGAACGATGAGATGCACGTAGTCGTCGTTGATGACAGTGGAGGATTGACTGGTGTAAGAGGAAATATCCTTGAGAAGCATCTGTTCATGTCCAAAGCGGTTGATACAGTATCTCAGGTCAATTCTCCACAGAAGATGTGGTATAAGAACTATTTGGCAAACTACTCCAAATATCTCTATGCTGGAGCAAACCAGTCAACTCAAAACGACGTTCGCTCAAGTACGTTCCCAGTTGCAACTATATTTGAGGAAACTGCAACTGCAACTCCATATCCTAACGCAGATCCTACTACTACATTCTCTTCCCCAGACGCTTTACAAAATCTTACTTGGAACAGAACTGCCTTCCAAGGTAAGTTCAGTTCTATTGGTAAAGCAGTTTATACCCTCGGTAATGGTAGAAACTACACTCCTCAGGGTAATCTGAAGTCTGATCTTGGTGGTATTATTGAAGCATATCAAATCTTCAATAATAAAGAAGATGTTGCAATGGATTACCTGATTATGGGTCCTGGTCTTGATACTCTTAACGATTCTCAAGCGAAGGCAAAAAAACTGATCTCTATTGCAGATTCTAGAAAGGATTGTGTAGCGGTTCTCTCTCCACACAGAGCATCTGTTGTGGACCTTACGAACCCTGTTGTTCAGACTGCTAACATTCTTGAGTTCTACGGACCACTGTCCTCCTCTTCTTATGCAATCTTTGATAGTGGTTACAAGTACACTTACGATAGATTCAACAACCTCTTTAGATATATCCCAACGAATGCTGATATTGCAGGTCTGATGTGCCGCACAAATATTATTGCATTCCCATGGTTCTCACCAGCGGGTCAGCAAAGAGGCATCATTAAGAATGCTATCAAACTGGCATATAACCCAGACAAGACACAAAGAGATATTCTGTATTCAAACAGAGTTAACTCGATTGTCAACCAAAGTGGAGCAGGCGTACTTCTGTTCGGTGATAAGACCGCTCTTGCATATGCATCTGCGTTCGATAGAATCAATGTTCGCCGTCTGTTCCTGACAGTAGAGCAGGCACTGCAAAAAGCAGCAGAAGCTCAACTGTTCGAGTTCAACGACCAGATTACAAGAACTAACTTCGTAAATATCGTTGAACCTTATCTCCGCGATATTCAATCCAAGCGCGGAATCTATGATTATCTCGTTATTTGCGACGAGACCAATAACACACCTGATGTTATTGACAACAACGAATTTAGAGCAGACATCTTCCTGAAGCCTGCTAAGTCTATTAACTATGTGACCTTGACATTCGTTGCAACGAGAACTGGTATCTCGTTTGAAGAAGTCGCTGGTAGAGTTTGATCTACTAGATGATTAAATAAACACGGAGGAAATTAACCAATGGCACGTTCTATTAGAACTATCACCGACTTCAAAGCAAAACTTCAAGGCGGTGGCGCAAGACCAAATCTGTTTGAAGTAAGTATCCCATCATTCCCAGCAGGAGTTAGCTGGGATGATGAGACCTTCAACTTCTTGTGCAAGGCGGCGGCATTGCCCGCCTCCAATATTGCACAGATTGAAGTTCCCTTCAGGGGAAGGGTTCTGAAGGTTGCAGGAGACAGAACTTTTGATGTCTGGACCGTTACTATCGTTAACGACGAAGACTTTAAACTGAGAACTGCTCTTGAGCAGTGGATGAATCAAATCAGCAAACTTGACAATGGAACTGGTATTACAAGTCCAGGCGACTACATGACTGATGCATTTGTTCATCAGTTGGGTAGAGGAGAAACTAGATTCTCTACTAGCAACACTGATGCAGCAACTCAACTGCCCCTGAGAACTTACAGGTTCTACGATATCTTCCCAACTAACGTTGCTCAGATTGATCTCTCTTATGAGCAGGGTGATCAGATTGAGGAATATACAGTTGACTTCCAAGTACAATACTGGACAGCATCGGCAAATGATCAAACTGGCACTGCTATCAACTGATAAATAGTAAGAACAGTTTACACCTAATATAATGGCTGCCAAGTTATTTGGATTCTCAATTGAGGATGATGATAATAAAAAATCTAAAGGTGTGGTTTCCCCCGTTCCTCAGAATAATGAGGACGGGGTTGACCATTATCTAACTAGTGGATTTTTTGGATCTTATGTTGATATTGAAGGTGTTTATAGATCGGAATATGATCTGATTAGAAGATATAGAGAGATGGCACTGCATCCAGAAGTGGATGGTGCAATTGAAGATATTGTCAACGAAGCAATTGTAAGCGATACTAATGATAGTCCTGTTGAGATTGAATTATCAAATCTCAATGTAAGTGATGGTCTTAAGAAAAAAATTAGAGAAGAATTCAAGCATATTCTTGAATTACTTGACTTTGATAAGAAAGCACACGAGATCTACAGGAACTGGTATGTAGATGGTAGACTTTATTATCATAAAGTAATTGATATTAAAAATCCAACAGATGGTATTCAGGAACTGAGATATATTGACGCACTTAAGATGCGTTTTGTTCGTCAAGCAGGAAAAAGTAAAAAAGAAGATACAAGGTATCTTCCTACGGGAGAAAAAGATCCCAGTGATAGCACATTCCCAGAGATTCAAGAATACTTTGTTTATAATCAATCAACAAATCAAACTGGAATTATTAATAGAGGTCATAACTCCACAAAAAATGGAGTCAAGATGTCAAAAGACTCTATCGCATATTGCACTTCTGGTTTAGTAGATCGTAATAAGAATCTTACACTCTCATATCTTCACAAAGCAA